CCTCCGGAACCCCGGTTCCGGGCCAGCCCCAGAAGCCGGCGAGTCCCACCGCACCCGCCTCGGCGGCTCCGAGAGACCGTACCAGCAAGAATTTCGACAAGAACGCCGCCATCGCCCTGAAAACCGAGAAGAACCCGAAGCGCGTCGGCTCCAAGTCCTACGACCGTTTCGAGCACTACAAGACCTCGAAGACCGTCGGCGAGTTCGTCGCCAAGGGCGGCACCTTCGGCGATCTCGCGTGGGACTCGGCGCGGGGCTACGTCACCATCGCCGGCTACACGCCGAAAATGGTCGAGAAGAAGGCCAAGGCCGAGCCAAAGCCCGCCACTGCGCCGAATCCGGCGCAGACCGCGGTGAAGGGACAGCCCGCCACCATCACGAAGTAATACTTCAATTGTCGGTATGCGACCACACCCCGCCTCGGCGGGGTGTTTTCTTTTCGAGGAGTTATCATGAGACGAGTTGCGCTAGTAGTCGCAATGACAGCCCTGACAGGGCCTGTAATCGCTGAACCCTATGCCTTCATTGGCGCGGGAAGCATCAACAGCAACGGAGCCGTTGGAATTGGGACGGGTCTTCAACTCAATCGCAATATCGGCTTAGAGGCTGCGTACTGGAAGCCGAGTACCTTCAGCGAAAGCAATTCCTTCAGCGGTTCCACCTCCACCTCTACAACCGTAGAAGGCAACATCTGGACCCTTTCCGGCGTCGCCCGCCTCCCCATCGGCCAGTGGAATCTGCTCGCAAAGCTGTCCGCGAATTACGTGAAGGCTAATTTTCGCGAACACACCATCACTACGCGAGACGTTCAGACACCCTCCGGCCCTATCCCCGTTCTAGTGAGTGATACAACTGTGACACGGGCGAGTAAAGACTGGGTGGGCGGCGGTGGACTCGGAGTAGAATACACCTTCGACAAATCGGTCAGCGCCCGCGCGCTCTGGGAGTATGTCGGCCGCACTACCGAGCTGGGAAAGATGAACCAATTCTCCATTCAAGGTCTCTATCGATTCTAACCCATGCTTATCGCCATTCCGAGCAAGGCGCGGGCCACACGTCAGGTGACCCTGCTGATGCTTCCGCCAGAAATTCGGAAGCAAGTCTATCTAGTTGTGCCGACGGATGAAATACCAGCTTATCGGGACTACGAGCTGCCGATTCTTGGAGTTGATACTTCAGGAATTGGCGCTGCACGACAAACTGTCTGTGATTTTGCCCTCGGACTGGGGCAGAATAAAGTACTGATGTTAGATGATGATCTCGTATTCGCCACTCGGCGGACAGACGATCCAACGAAGTTTCGCACTTCTGTCGATGCAGAGATAATCGAGGCAGTGAAAGACATAGAGCTTTCATTGAATATGCACGCGCACGCAGCGATCGCGCCGCGAGAAGGTGGAAACAGGCGCACTGACCGCTATGTCGAGAACACCCGTGCTCTGCGAGCGCTGGCTTATCGTGTCGATATTCTTCAGTATTACGGAATTCGCTTCGATGCCGTAGAGTTAATGGAAGACTTCTACGTTCAGTTGAGTTTACTCACTCGTGGATGCACCCACCGAACCATTAACTGGATCGTTCAAAATCAAGGTGGGAGTAATTCCGCTGGTGGATGTTCTACCTATCGTACCATGGAAAAACAGAGCGCGGCGGCGCATGCGCTGAAGGCCGCGTTTCCAGACTTCGTAAGTGTCGTCAAGAAAATCACGAAGACGGCATGGCAAGGACAAGAACGTGAAGATGTCATAATTCAATGGAAGGCGGCATTCGAATATGGATCCAGAAGATGTGGAGAACGTGGACCGACCAGCACTTCTAGCCTATTGGATCAAGGAACGACGAAAGATTCTCGCTCAATATACGGCGGGGGCGACGCGTCCGTGGACGACTGATATCATCCTAGACAACTATCGTTTCACTAACGTGAGGCGAGAGGATGACCGAGTCACTAAGTGGATCGCTGAACATTGGCGAAATCCATACGTGTATCACGAGAATTTCATCCCGGCAATGGTTCTCGCCCGACTTCTCAATTTGCCGGAAACTCTGCAAGATGTCGGCTTCCCAGACGTCTGGGATGATGAATACATCCGAAATAAAATCAAAGCACGAAGAGATGTAGGGGCGCGATACCTCAACGCAGCTTATCTCATCACGACCTGTGGCGTGAAAATGGATAAGATTGACTACATTGTGGACATTGCGTCCACAGTCCAACATAACACAACGCAGTATCTTCCCGGAGAACACTCGTTGGAATGTTACTTCGGCTACCTTCGACAGTTCAAAGGGCTGGGAAGTTTCCTCGCCGCACAGATCATAGCAGATATCAAGAATACTCCGCACCACCCACTCGAAAAGGCCGCAGATTGGTGGAGTTGGGCGGCTGTTGGCCCCGGTAGCCTACGTGGTCTCCGTAACGTCCTGACGCGTCAGGACGTTACGGAGAGGCATTTTCTGGACCTTGCTACCCGCCTGTACCACACGTTAGAGGAGAATTATTTCCCGGAAGGCTTGAACATCTGCATGCAAGATTTCCAGAATTGCCTCTGCGAATTCTCCAAATACTGGAAGGCATATGTCGGAATCGGATATCCAAAGCAGCGGTACTGACGGAAGATTAGTGAAGCGGTTCCGCTACCCCGACGGGCGGCTGACTGCGCTTGTCTCGGTGGAAAATGACTGGCAGGTAGTGGTCTTTGCATCTGAAGAAGCTGCGGACAAATTCGCCAGCGTCTACAACTTAACGATAGAGGAGTTAAAGGATGGAAATCCGAGCACTGGAGGCTAGCGCGTTATTCTCCGAAGCAATCTGGAATATGCGAATCTCCGGCGTAGAAGAAGATTCAAGAAATGGTCTAGTGAAAACCATCCCCGAACCTGTTATTCTCAAGACATTGGACCCCACCCACCGAGTTATCTTCGTGGATGGGCGAAAGGAGAATCCATACTTCCACTTCGCCGAATGTCTGTGGATGATGGCAGGCAGTAACGACGCCTACTGGTTGTCAACCATTAACCCACGAATTACCGACTTCGCTGAAGCAGATGGCAGAATGCACGGCGCGTACGGACATCGGTGGCGGGAGCATTTCGGCGTCGATCAGATCTTGGAAACAATTCGACTCCTTAAAACGGACCCCAACACGAGACGTGCGGTCATCGCCATGTGGGATCCAAGTGCAGATCTCAACATGCGGAAAAAAGATATTCCCTGCAACACTCACATCTATTTCCGAAGGGCAGACGATCGACTGAATATGAGCGTGCTCAACAGGTCGAATGATTTGGTGTGGGGTGCGCTCGGTTCAAACATCGTGCACTTCTCCTTTTTGCAAGAATTAATCGCCCACGCAGTCGATCTAAAAGTCGGCTCGATGTATCAGATTACCAACAACCTCCATATTTACGAGCGACATTGGCATTTCTTGGAGGTCCCACCTCATTTCCACACCTACGCGGAGATGGGAATTCTTCCCTACAAGATTATCAAAGGGGATATAGAAGGTTGGCTCCGAGAATGCGAAGAATTCGTACACGGAGACAAAAGGGATGGCTTCAACGAGCCTTTCTTCAACGAAGTAGCAGTTCCACTTATGAATAGTCAGCCGCACCTCTGCAAAGCGGAGGATTGGAGGCTGGCTTGCGAACGTTACGACAAAAGGAAGGTACATGACCGCTGAACAATTGGGGTTTCTATTTCGCGCTTTCGACGTGAAGAGATATCACACGCTCCCGCTCATTCGTGAGCAGACCGTCGGGGACCACACCGCTCGGGTGCTGGTGGTGGCATTTTATCTGGCCGAGCACACCCCGAGCATGGAACTCGTAAGCGCCATCTTAGAGCATGATGGCTATGAGTTCTTCACAGGGGATATCCCTGCCACGATGAAGTGGTTCGACGGCTTCGGTGATCACGTGGAGGTTGCGGAGAAAAAGATAGATGAAGTATTCTCGTTGAACTACAAAAGCTACGAGCTTCTAACGGCGGAGGAAAAGCTCCTCCTCAAAGTCGCCGACACGACAGAACTCTGCTGTCGCTGCTCCGCTGAAGTTATGATGGGCAATCGCTTCTTAGCGCCGATATTTCAGGTCGGCGCTAAGTACCTCGATAACTTGAAGAAAGACATGCCTGTCGGGATGTGGGAGAAGATCGCGGCGATTCTTGGACCCCGAAATCAGAAAGTGGAGCAGGCTCCGACCATTAACTAAGGATTATCATGAAGAAACTCACAACGAACCCCAATCAACGACAGGTAGGTGGTGACCACTACAAATCCAAAATGCAGCACTGGGATTTCGTGATTGAAAACGACATGCCGTACATGGAAGCGCAGATCTTCAAGTATGTGCTTCGCTGGAGAACTAAGGGTGGGCTTCAAGATCTGCGAAAGGCGCAGCACTTCCTCGAAAAGCTGTTGGAGGTCAATAAAAACTGGCCCATGAAAAGCTGACTTTGGTATACTGGCTCTGCAAGTGGGCTGCCACGACTGTAAGTCGGCTATAGGCACCGGAATTCCCACCGCGCCTCGCGAGCTTTCTTAGTTCCGGAGCGTCCTTTGCCTGTACCGAGGGGAGCAGGAGCCGACAATCCCCTCACTTTTTCAAAGGATCGAATATGAGACGACTACTCAGAATTTTGGTCTGTCGATGGTTCGGAACCGTTGCCGAGTGCAGGGAGCCAGAGAAATGCATGCGCCGGGAGTGCGGTCCGTTACCACGAAGAGGGGAGGGGCATGAGTAACGTGCCGCCGAGATCGCGCAACTGCCGTGCCTGTCCGCGTTGCGGTGGCTCCGGGTCGAAGGAACTGCCGGACGAGGAGATCGCATGGCTGCGCGCTTTCGGCAACAGAATGATCGAGCGTGGCGTCGAGGCCGACTTCGTGGCGCGCTACATGAGTTCAATGGACCGGCCTAATCTTTCCGAAGATCCAGAGGCGGCGGCTGACGGAGAAATGGACGCATGGAGCGCAGAATGAATCCGCCCACATCGCGCAACTGCCGTGCCTGTCCGCGTTGCGGTGGCTCCGGGTCGGTGCTCGATGATCGAGCCGTTGGTGCGGAGATGCGGGCGCGGCGCGAGAAAACCGGGATTTCCCTGCGGGAACTGGCGAGGCGGATCAAGTGGAGCGCGACCTACGTCAGCGACCTTGAGTTGGGACACAAGGTCTGGACCGAGCAAAAACGCACGCGCTATGAAAGGGGGCTGCGGTGAAGTATCCAGACCTAGGGCCGTTTCTGAGCATGTGCCACGAACGCCAATACGACGTTGGCTGCAAGCACGGCCAGGGCGAGTCCATGATGCGCTGCCGGGGTTGCATCATCGAGGTGGGCGAGGAAGTCCTCGCCGGATCGGAGAGTCGACCGAAAGTCGTCTACACGCCCTGCAAGGCGCATGAGGGAATGCCTTGGACGATGAAGCTCACCGGATGGGCGACTTCGGCGGTTCCGGTGTGCCCGATTTGCAATCCGCCGGACGTGGAAATGGCACGACCAGATAGAACAGGCGCATGAGCGAGACCTGCAAGCACGGCTACCACGGCGACTGCCAGCACTGCTACGCGGAGCGGCCGTGTCAGCATGATCTGCTTCAAGAGCGGAGCACGGTTCGTGTATTTGCCGACGAGGATTACGGCTATACCGTGCTGTCCTGCGAGGTGTGCAGGCGAGCCAAAAACATTCCATTCATAGCACGTACTTCCACTACGGCGAAGCCATGAGCAGCGGCAACAAGCACTGGGACGTGACGCGAGCAGAGCAGGGGGCGGTATGAAACCGATGCTTGCAGCGACAGTTGGGGAAACTTCCACATTGAGGTATCCTCTACTAGCAAGCGCGAAACTTGATGGCATTCGCGCTTTTGTGGAGAACGGAGTGGTTCTCTCAAGGAATCGTAAACCAATTCCGAACGTGTACATCCAAGAAATGTTCAAGCATCTCGAGCACTATGACGGAGAGCTCATCGTCGGAGCACCCAATGCTCCAGATGTCTATCGCACCACGATGTCGACAGTGATGTCGCAAGAAGTACGTCCTAGCGATGTACACTTCGTGGTATTCGATCACGTAGCGAAACCTGGACTTCCGTATACAGAACGGATCGCCTTCATTGACAAGTCGTTTCTTCTCCCACAACTCATCGTATACGGAGAGGACGAGCTCCTTCATCTGGAGGAGAAAACTCTTCGCGAAGGATATGAGGGTATCATGCTCCGTTATCCGGCTGGCGAATACAAATACGGGAGGAGCACTCTGACTCAAGGATTTCTGATGAAGCTCAAACGCTTCATGGACAGCGAAGGGGTCGTACGCGGTTTCGAAGAACTTATGCACAACGCGAACGCACCCAAAATCAATGAGCTCGGCTACACAGCACGGAGCTCTCATCAGGCAAATCTCATCGGCGCAGGGCGTCTCGGCGCAATTACGGTGGAGTGGGAAGGTCGCGAATTCAATATCGGTACAGGCTTCACCGATGCTGAACGCATCGAAATCTGGAATAACAAGATGAAATATTTCAACCAATGGGTGAAATTCAAATATCTCCCCATTGGAGTGAAAGATTTACCACGGCATCCAGTCTTCTTAGGCTGGCGCGTCTAGCTATTTCTTCATCATATCACGAAGAGTTTGATCCTTCGCTGCATCGCCCCGACTTGATCCAAAGTAGTAGCTGATCACCTGTGTCCCCATCGCAGTCAACGCGCCGAGAATATAGATGATGATGTCCTTTCGGTCAGGCTTCAGCTCACCATCTATGAGAAATACTAGAAGAAGCATTCCTCCGAAGACTCCAGTGATGATGAGCACGGCGAGCCATGGAGTTATGACTTTGTTGATGTATGGAGCGCTGTCGGCCGTAGCGATTCGCGCTTCACGATCTCGCGCGCTCGCCAAATCAGCCACGGCGAGTTTGAAACCCTCGGTTTCATTCGCCATCTTGGCGAGTTCGCCCGACTGCTCCATCTTTACCAGTTCAATCTTTGCTACTTCCCGCTGAACTGGATCGGGCCAGAGACGTTCAAGGAGCTTTCCACCTAATTCCATCGCAATGCTAACTGGATCAATTGCCATTTTACCCTCCTTTAGGATCGTATTCTACGTGAAGATGCTCGTTCTCGGTACCAACAGACTCGATCAAAACATCGAAGTCTGCTCCCAGTCGATCTCTCACAGTATCCCTGAGCACTGTTTCGCGCCCATCTAGTTCTGGATACTTTGTCCTAAAGTCATTAGCTCTACAGAAACCATCGGTGTACTTGCCCGACTTGCAGTGATGTAGGCTCCCTTCTCCGTGCTTGCTGTCATTCGCACTCGTCAATAAGCACGGAAGTCCAAATTCATAGAATACTTGCGAAACTATGACAAAGGCGAATACCATCTGTGGAGTCAAACCCGTGAGCTTCACTCCGGGTTTGATGCTTATCACGAGGTGGCTCCGAAGATATTACCTGTGACGAGTATCGTGGGGGCCGGATTTCCGTTATAGTTGATCGCCTTGCCAGCCGCTCCGCCATTGGAGGATGTAATCCCAGTGATAGCAGAGCTGGGATCTGGGTCGCCTCCGGCCGCACCCCATCCTCCACCTCCTCCACCAGCTCCGGCACCCGTGCCGGAACCATCGTCGACTCCATTACCGCCGACATTGTTCGATGATCCGCCAGCACCTCCCGTGTGCGACGCATTTCCCATTCCAGCGCCACTTCCAGCTCCGCCACCTATGGCGTCTGCTCCTGAGGTGGCCCCGGCTCCAGAAGATCCTGGAAGCTGTCGCCCACCTCCTGCTCCAGAATGGTAAGTGGGAAAACCTCCTACAGAAGTTCCATTTCCGCCTACGGACCCGGGAGCGCCACCCGTTCCGCCTGCGGCACTTCCTGCTTCGAGCCAAGTAGATCCACCATCGCCCGCTCCAGCTCCTCCACCTCCGTTGACTGCTACGCTAACGATGCCAGAAGTACCGATGAATCCGCCGCCGCCTCCGCCACCTCCAGCGATATAGCTGTTGTTTTCAATGCTGACAGATACAGCTGCCTGAAGTTTTAAGGCTTCTGTTCCTGCTTGAGCAGGGGTGAGAGTTGAATTCGTGGGAGAAGTCGACGCATTGCCGCCCTTCCCCAGGATAAAACCGTTGTTGATGATCTTGCATCTGGAACCCGTCGCCCATCCGGCTCCCAAATCCATGCCCGGAGTACCAAGGGCGGTGGAATAGACGTAGATTCCAGCATTTACTGTTACATTGACTTGAACTGCGTCGGTGGGAGATCCCGCCGACGTGAATACGTTGTAGTGCGTCGTATTCGCGGATATCGTAAGGTTGATAGTCCGCAGACCACCACCGAACAGAGACTGATGAGCGGGGCCGCTCACGCCAATCCGGTTCCGTTAATGATCCACTTGGTGGTCGTGATCTTCAGCGCCGTCGCTGTCCCGTTCGCGACAAGTGTTCGCGTGCCCGTAGAAGCAGTCCCCGCCAAGACCATTGTATCCGTCGTTATCGCAATCGACAGCGTGTTGATTTCATTAACGAACGTAATGATCGTACCGATAGGATACGCCACGCTGGCATTCGCCGGAATGGTGAAAGTTCGCGGGTTATTATCCGCGTTTGGATGGAGAATATGCTTGCCCCCATCGGCGAGAACAAGTGTATACCCGGTGCTCTGACTATTCTGGTCGATCGGTACTTGAGTGATGGATCCACCCACGATCGTGCCGCCGGTAGCCGCAGTTACTCCCAGGGTAGCCCGAACGGCGGCGGCATCTACATCATCGAGGATGGTCTGTACGAAGGAGGTAATGCCGAGGGTAGTGAGAAACGCCGCCGCAGTCGTATCATCCAGGAGCGTCTGTACGAATGTTGTCGCCTGCGCGCCCGCCATTCTCCAGCGACTGGTGGTGCCGTCATATTGAAGCGTCACCATGCCGTCTGCCGTCAGAGTATAGTCGGCGAAGAGCGCAAACCGATTGGCTCCTGTTGAGGCGCCGTCTTCATCTTTCAGCACTAAGGGCTGAACACCGACGTTATGAATGGTCAGAAGACGACCACCCGAACCACCCGTCAACCCCGTGAGATTCCGGGATGCGTCCGTAGAAACGCGAATCATCGCTGCTGTAGCGAGACCCGCCGGTGCCCAGTCGTTCGTATTCGCTACGAGCTGCGCGGGGGAAATGCTCTTGGCTCGAAGATCACCGAATGCAGCGACAAAAGTCGCGGTAGACGGAATAGTGAACGTATCCGCGGTGAAGCGCGCGACTTCCGTACCGCCGACGGTGATGGACCAATCATTAGCACCCACTCGATAGATGCCGCAGTCCGGGTCCGCGGAGAAAGCAAGGCCCGGGACAGTAATCGTACCATCGATGATTCGCAGCGCCGCCAACATCGCTCCTCGACCATTGCGGTCGAGAGAATTAGTCATCTCCGTTTCTAAATCGTTACGAGTTTCATTTTCATCGTCCGACAGAATAGTCGTGGCGGTTACGACATCCGGATTCGGAAGAGTGTAGACCCCTGCGGCGTTGCGTGACATCGGTTACTCCTGTGTCTGTAGGTCGATGCTT